CGGTAATCCACGTTGGCAGGCAGCGTGGTAAATGGGTAAGTATCGATAGCAACATTCTCTAAGCCGCGCACAACACCGCGAACACCTGATCTTGTGGCTAGCGTAGCACTGGCTATGCCTGTATCAGTGGGAGGCCTCACACCTGCGATAGGGGAAAACTCTGGATTGTTTCGGGTTGGAGTGGATATTACGCCGCTGATCTTGTCTCGGCTTTGGTGGTCGCCAAGGTTGTTAAATATCTGAAGCTCGGCGCCTGTCACAAAGAACGCTGCAACACCATTGGTTAAGTCAGTCGTCACTGTGACATTGTCAAACACACCATCAAGCGTGTAACGACGAATAGCGGCGCCATCAGAGACATACAGCCTGTCTTGAAGCTCATCGTAATCAAGCCAGAACACACTATTAGGAGGTGACGATACAGTATGCTCAGCCACCTCAGTAAAGTCAGAGATAATGCTTTCAGAGGCTGACTCAACATCGGAAACAGAGGTTAAAATTCCCTGATTCTGTAAATTGCTAATCTGATTCTGAACGTTTGTTATGTCGGAGTTGTCAGCCTTGTCATCAAGTGCGGCCTGCAACCCAGAAATATCTCCCACCGAGCAGTCGCAATCACCCGAACCGCCGCCGCCACCCCCGGTACATGTCTCAACAGAGGCGCGTCGAAAGATTCGGTCAGTAGTGGCGCCACCTTCCCAAAAGTTTTCGCCATCCCAAGCAATGCCAAATGTTTCATTCTGAGTAGTTGAAAATGAATTGCTTGCAAACACATTGCTGGAATATCGATAAACCGTAGTGCCACCAACCACCCAAAAATCATTGCCAACAAAAACGATACCTTTAGCGCCGGTAGTCTGACCGCTAATATCAATAGTGGATTGAAGCGACCCGGACGAGCTATATACCCGAACCGACCCGCCATCCGCTATGTATATCTCTCCGCTTGGAGATACTGCAAGGCTAGCCATGTTTGTAGGCATGCCGTCCGATGTTATGTCTGAAATGATGGTGCCCGGAGCATGCGGGCTAGCCAAAGCAAGTCTTTGAAGCGTTATTGTTCCGCTATTGTTGACAAGGGCAATAATGCCAGTGGGCGTTGCGCACATGCCTATAACACCACCAACCAACCCAGCCAGATCAAGCCTTTGCGTGCTAATCAGCGTGCCGGTTGTGCTGTACACATTAAGGAAGGCACCGCTGTGCATGTAAATTCGGGAGGCCTCGTATGAAAGGGAGGCGATATCTTCTGAAGCGGTTAGCCCTGGATCAAAATTAAAACTGGAAGCCTCTGCGCCGGTGATAACACATACGCGATCACCACCGCCGTTATCGGAGTCCTCATCGCTTACAATGTCACGGACAATCTCGGCAATCTGGCTATAGAATCGATCGTACTGGTCGTGACGTAAAGTATTGCCATTGCCTCGCGGCTGTCTTACTGGGTATTGAACCTCATTGGTTCGCTGTGCAGCGCGATAGGCAGACACCCCAGCATACAGCTCTCTAGCATCTGCCTTAAGCTGCGCAATGCGATTTTCATTAATAGAGCTGCCGTAGTACGGGATAAGACGAACAGCCAATTCAGTGGCCATCCAGTCGTTAAATCGGTCATCAACATTGGTTTCAGACTGCGGGTCAGGAGTGTCTTCAAAATTGTAGTTGAGCTGAACATTGCGGTTTAGTCGTGACCGCATCAAGTACTCAAGCTGATGAAGAGCCTCGGCCATATCCTCGGGCGTCGGCTCTCGGGTGATGCCAGATATTCCAAGCCGACTTAATGCTGTGTTGATTATGTCGACTTTTCTGGTCATTTACTTGTCCTCTTTAGCCTGCTTAGGCTGCTCTTTCTTGGGGGGCTTATTCTCTACAGTATAACCGCTTTGAAGGTGATGATGAACCATCTCAGTAGGTACCCAAGTGGCCTTGCCATCTTTCCAAACTTTAGTAGCCATATCGTTTCCTCATACAAATAGAGGGGCCGAAGCCCCCCATTGAACCGCTTTATTATTAGGAGCCTACAACGGCAACACCACAGCGGCTTGGATCTTTGATCGTGATTCCATACCAGATAAAGCAACGGTAGCGGAAGTTCATCGTCGCCATGTTGGCATCGTAGATCATGTACATGTTCAGACCGTTAGACAGCGTCTGGGTAATGACCTTTTGGCCATCGAACTGCTGGAAGAAATCAGCAGGGATGTTGCCACCCAATACTTCAACCGCGTCCATATCCCAGAACAGGTTGGTCTTAGCGCTTGCATCGGTGTTGATCCGAGTCACCGTAGCGGTGTTCAGGATCTGAGTGTTGATGTTTGCGTAAGCTTCCTGTGTGGTGGTCAGGTTCGAGTCACCAACAGCGATAGGCTTAGGGTAAACAGTCATCGACGTACCGTTAGGCAGCGCAACAACAGTAAAGGTCATAGCCTGACCGGTGTTAGTCTTGTCAGCCAGGCCAACAGACTCAACCACGTCACTACCATTGGTGAAAGTTACCTTATCACCAACAGAGAAGCCGCTAGAGTCACTTACCGGGATGGTGGCAGAGCGATAGTCGACGTTAGTCACAACGCCGGTAGTCGCATTTACAGTGCCACCTTCAGGCTCAAAGCTTTGATCACCAGTTACAGTGATGCTTGCTGGAGCTGGACCACCGGTCAAGGTAGGCAGGTAAGAGCCAGTGTATACATCAAACTGGGCTACCTGCGAACCAATCTGGCCCATCTGCCATGCTTCTTCCGGACGACCTTTTACGGTTTCACGGTTAGACAAGTCACTAGCGAAACGACGGGTATCGCGGTCATTCAGAACGAAATGACGGCCGTTATTCATGCCTTGACGTTCGTTCATGATGGCCTGAGCTTCACTGATAAACTCATAGCCGTTATCAGTGCTGGAGCGGTAGAACAAAGAGCCCTGAGTGCGAATCGCTTCAGCAATGGTTTGGTTCAGCTCAGTAGCTTGCTGCAAACCAGACTGCTTACCACGACGCTCCCAGAACGTAATGTCACGCAAGTTATCTGCACGCTGCTGAACAAAATCGTTCTTTGGAGTGCCGAGAATTGCGGGGTAGGTTTCTTCGATAATGTCTTGCTCGTTACCAGTCAGATCCCAGCCCTCAATGATCGGAGCGTGGTGCTGAACAGGACGCCAGACAAAGTTATTAGCGTTTTGCATCGTCGCAGCGTCGGGCTCGAAATAACTTACGTTATTGATGAGCTGCATCTGATGCTCGTATGTTTCAATGGCGTTCTCAAAGAACACCTCTGCAATCTTACCTGTTGTAGCCATGTTTAATACCTTTTAACTACCAGCCGCTTACATCAGTGCCAGCCTTTTTGGCTTGCTGCTTGATGTTCCAGGCTTCTTGGCCCTTGCCCGCCTTGTGCGCTGCCATGTACTTCTTCTTGGCATTGCTCATGGTCGTGCTTTTATCGCCTTTCACCTGTGCGCCCGGTTTGGGTGCTTTGGATTTTGGATTAGCAATTGGCTTATTGAATTCGCCCATTTTCTTAGCGAGGTATGCCACAGCCCTAAAGCCAGAAGGATCGGCTACCAGAGTGCCCTTCAGCTCATCTAAGAGCCTTTGGTTTCTGCCTACCGCGTACATCACCTTCTCACTACCTTCACCCAAGTTTGAGATCAGGAAATCAACACCTAGATCACCTTTGCCGGGAACTGCTTCTTCCACTGCTTGGCGAACGTTAGTGTCTGACTGCTTGTACAGATCGCGTTTGATCTTGTGCTTTACAATTAGCCCTTCTGCTCGTTCATAATGACTATCCACTGATTCACTCAGCTTGCGCATTTGCTCGGCTTGCTGCTGCTGTTGGGCCTGAACCTGTTGGTTTTGACCCGCCTGCGCTTGCTGGCTTTCAAACCTCCAATCCATGTAAGCCTTTTGGTATTCAGCATCACTGTTGTAATCGTCATACCGGGGCTCTGGCTTGGCAGTTTGTGGAACCGGCTGCTGCTGGGACTGCTGAAGTTGAGCTAACTGGTTTCTCAGCTCCTCAATCTCATCATCCTTCTTGCTTAGCTTGCCTTTTAAATCCTTACGTAAGCCAATGTGCGCGCTTAGTGGTACAGCTTCGTCATCATCGTCAGACTCATCTAAGAGCCAGCCTTCCGTTACTTCATCTTGGACTTCATCATTTTGGACTTGCTTGCCATCTTCATCTTCGGTTTCGGACGATTCGTCTTCACTCCCGTCATGCGCTTCGGCTTCGACTTCGGCATCGGTTTCTTCGTCTTCGACATCTTGGAGTAGGCCATCTTGATTATCCTCAATAGGTTCGGCTGCGGCGTTTTCCGCCTTAAGCTCTTCTAGGGTCTGTGTCATTTTTTCTCCTGGCTGACTGCCATTTAACCTTGCTTAAGCCGCAAGTTAGCTTTGTCATTTATCCTGTTGACTCAGGGCACCCTCTAAACTGAGGTAAGTTTGCGTTTTAACCTGTTCGCGTCAGTGACAGTTATTTTACCAGTTGTAAATAGTCGTGATATGATTGGGCTTTGTATGTCGAACTAAACGAAGAGGGCGAATAATGAACAAGAAGGAAGCTGTTGAGGCCATGCTTTCAGCAGGAACAGACCCAAAGGAGGTTTTAGCTGGGCTTGCCAGCACTCTTGACTACGTTGCAGCAAAAAGAGATACGGCCGAGATCAGTATCAAAGCCATTATCAGATTTGCCAACTTAATTACGGCACTTGCAGAGCACATTCAAGAGCAGGAGGAAAGCATTGAAAATAACCAGTAAAGACTTCAACCGATCCCCAGCCCACGTATACAGAGCAGCAGACAAAGGCGCTACTGTTGAGATAGAGCATAAGCATTACCCGGATAAGCGGTTTGTGCTTACTGCTGAGGATAAGTGTGATGAGGTCGAATGTATTTTCTACAGAATAACCTACAAAGATATAGACGGAGAGATCAAGCATGCAGCAGCCTTTCCCAGCAAGGAGGTCGCCATATTTGAATTGAACAACCTGAAGCGCAACTACCCAAAAACACAGTTTTATTTATGTACGGAAGAGCAATCAGGTTTCGATAAATTTGTAGAAGGATTAGGTGATGAGTAAAACTCTAGAAATAGCAGTAGTTCTTAATGACAACCACTTGCCCGAGCACATTCCAACGGTTTCGTATTGGAAGCTTGACAGCTACCCCGGTCACGACACCATGTATTACCAAACAGATCACATAAACCCCGAGCTTATAAATATTGTTATCGAGGATTCCTCTGACGAATATCGCAAAGAAGTGGTCGCATCATTCAACAGAGAGAGCATGGTCAGCATTAACTTTGTTGCAAAAGGAGAGTCCAGTGACTGAGCTAACCAAAATAGCCAAAGTAGGCGATGAGATCATCTACCTACACCCAGAGAAAGACAAGTTAGCCATTGAGCTTATTCAGGGGCTGCATCTTAGAAACGGAGAGCTTGAGCGCAAAGTAGCCGAGCTTACCGCTATTAACGAGATATACGCTAGTCAGCTTAATGCTGATAACGATAGCTCGCGTATTGTGATGCCGAATTAGGAGGGAGCATGAAAGCTTATATTGTTGAAGTCGAGGGGTGGACAGCAGATGACTCCTATTCAGAGCCCAGAAACTTTACCTACGGCGTGTATGACGACTACGTTCAGGCTGTGGAGGCTGCTGACAAAGCCGCTTTTGAGCCTCACGAAGACCGAGGTGAGAGCATTAGAGAAATTGAAATCGCCGTATATGTCTGCGACACACGCGAGCCACGCGAGATTAATGAGGTTTACAGGCTGGTAAACGCATGAACTACAAGACACTGAAGGAAATACACAAAGAGGCAGAGAAGCTAATGGAGCACGAAGCCTCAAAGCCTAAAACAAAATGGCAGTCCTTGATGAGCATGCCTGTAAGTCAAGAGGAGGCAGAGGCAGAAGTTAGGCCGCTCGGCTATACCATCAGAGTTGGCGACTTGCTTTTCTCGTACGACCGAATAGGTGGCGTTCTTTTTTCAAAGCGCCGACCGTTTGGCAGACTCAAGGTTATCAGAGGTCATATCTGGTAATGGAACACAACCTAACCCCCGGCAACTACATCTTAACCATGGAGCCGTCAGGGCCGCATACAGAGATCGCCAAGGGCGCAACACTGCTTACCCCCGGCATTGTCTACTTCGGTTTTAGACGCTCTCGCTATGGCTGGGAGAAGTACTCTTGGAGCGCTTCTGATGATAAAGGTGTAGTAACCAGTATTGAATATACAAGTAGAGACTTAAGGAGCCAGCCGCACTTAACCCTTAAGTCTTTGCATGTTCAGTGTTATAGAGATTTAACCCATGGATAGATACATTCTGACAATAGAAAAAGGAAAGCCAGTCTTGACACCACATCAAGCTGGAGCCGCCTTAGAGAAAGGCATTGTTTACTTCTACATAGACTGGCCTTTTACAAAACCAAACCCGCTGTCAAAGTGGGTGACACTAAAAGAGTGCGGAATGGTGGTGTTTTTAGAAGAAAAAGACTTTTGCGGAGATCGAAGCGAAATGTCTGACGGACTAAATGACCACATCCACATTAAAAACTACTACAAACTAAAAGGAAACAACCATGAAGAAATATCAAGTTAGCTATCACGATCACACCAAGCTTGAGGCAGAGGAGGTGGAGTGCGACCTATATGACCATGATCCGGGCACTGGGTTTATGCAGTTCATTCAAACCAAAGAAGACCTTCGGGATTCAAGAGTTGTTCTTTCTGTGCCCTCAATAAGCGTAGCTCGAATCAAACTTATTGAGGACTAACGCTTCCTCTCAAGCTCTGAGCGGCCTTAAACTGTCGCTCATAGTTCTTACCGTAAGCATCGATCTCTTTCAGTCTTAACTCAGCACCAGCCTTTTGAGCAGCAACTTGTGTGTTCAAGCGGCTTGTTTGCGCGTTATACATATCGACGGATACGTCCGCCTGTTGCTTCTCAATATCAGCCTGTGTTTTAACGCTGTCCGTCTGTGCATTAATGACGTCCGCTTGGCCTTTAAGCTGCTCCGCTTGTGCCAGAAGCATCGCCGGGTCAGGCTGGTTTTGCGCTTGCTGCGCTTGTAGCAGAACCTGCTCTTCTTCTTCATCTTTGGGCTCACGAATACCAAGTAGCAACAGTTGCTTATTGGCGTACTCTCGAACGTCATCAAAGTCCACGCCATCCATAAGCACCATAGACTTAAGCATGAGAATGTTAGCCATTGGATCACCGGGGGCCAGACTTACGCGCATATCATTCAGCTGCTCAAGGGTCTGCTCTTTCTTAGTGGTGTAGCTCGGGCCAACATCAGCATAAACATCAAACTCCATGTTGGTGATGTCGTTAGTGATGACAGGCATACCAGAGTCACGGTCAATAATTTGCTCCATGACCATACCTTGGGTCTGAGTACCATCAGGCGAGGTCAGCGTCACTTGCCTTGGCGCGTCATATACTTCGCTAGCCATAGAGGCGTAAATCTCAGCATCTCGACGAATAGCGTGCTTCATGTTCTGCTGGTAAACCATAGACTGCATGTCTAAGCGATTCTGAAGGGCTATGACAGCCTTTCCGCTTAAGTCTGGGTCGGCGATGTCTTGAGGTAAGCCAGGGTTAATAACATCGTCTACAGCGGCTCGTGACTCACCGATCAATTGAGTTAACGCAGTGGGCACAGCCTGCTCTGGCATGGCGGCAGGGCCAATAGGTAATGGCTCACCGTTAGCATCCTTGAAGTGTTGCAGCGTATACGGCAGATGGTTATCAGATCCGTTCTCTTCATACATCCACTCAAAGCCTTCAATCTGCTCAGGACTGAAGATAGGCTTGGGGCGCGGGGAGCGGGAGGATATATCAGCAAGATAGCTTAGCTGGAAGTTTCTCAAGCGCTGAGGATCTTTGGCTAGACGTGTAACACCTTCGTAGTGCTCTTGGTTCTCAATGTAAGCCCTTTCGCCGTAAGTAGGGATAACAGGCAGGTTCTCACCAACAATTACAGACTCATCGATAATGAACTCACCAGAACACAGGTAACGCGTTACTTGGTAGTGCTCAATCTCACGATTTGAAACAATCTCATAACCCGCATCCATCAGCTCATCTTCAATCTCAGCGATTTGAGACTCAAGCAATTCACGCTCTTCACCAAATGGGTCAGCAAAGGTAATGACATTGCCCTTAACCAGCTCACGATGAAAGAACTCAACGATGTAAATCTTACGATCTTCACCGCCGATCCACGGAAATGTGTAGGAGTGCTCAGGGTGGGCAAAGTTAGCCGGGTTTACATTTGTGTAATCTTCATTGTATTCCTTTGCGAGTTTCTTGTAGCCATCCTCACTGTAAGCGTGAAGGACACCAACGTAATCAGCATCAGACTTGTCAGCCATCTTGGCGTTAGGATCGAAGAATACATTGTTGTTAAATTCGTAGATGGGCTTGCGGCGTATAACCTGATTGACGTTAGCGCTCTTACTGACCTCATACTGAGCACAGCGCATCCAGCCACCAATACCACACACAACCGCTTCCATCATCGCATTGTCATAAGCCTCAATGGCCATGTTATTGCGCGTGTCGGTGCGGTATAGACCGTCAAGAAAATCAGCCCCGTCATCACGAGACTCTTCTTTAGGTGAGAAATCTACAGATACCGGGTTAGCACGCAGATCAGCAATAACCTGTCGGCCACCCTTACGAATGATGTTGAACTCACCACGGTATTGGAGGGTAGACTCGGATAATAAGGAATCATCCCACTGTGTTACCCAGTAGAAGACAAGATCATCCGCAGCCTGTTGCCGCGTGATCTCATTGTGAACGTATGCCTTGTCGTGCTTTTCTTTGATCTCTTCTAAATTCAGAGGCATTGGCTAACGTCCCATAGTTCCTAGTGGTCTTGGCATTCTGATATTCGTTGTTCTTCTTGGCGTCTGAGCCCGCATAAGCATCATCACACTGTCACCGAGGTTGGGCGATGGTAACTTAAACTTGGTTTTCATCTCAGGCTTTGTGTAAAGCTCAAATAGCCCATTACCATTAGGCTTGACAGGCATTCTACACAATTCTGCCCTGAGTTTCGACAAAGCTTGTATGTCTGAACTAAAGCTGATAAGCGTGTCTGGATCATGCCATTCACCATGCACAACAGCTCGGTATGTTCTGTACACCCTATCCCTTAGCATTAGATAGTATTGAGCGCGCTTGTTCTTAACTGTTTCTTTGTTGGTCTTCTGTCTAGCTACCGGGGCCTTATCTGCTGGGTTACACGTGGCATCAGGGTTATCAGGGCCTTCAGAGCCTTTAAACATGCTAATCGTTACAGGCTTGTTGTTAAACGATGCCGAGGTCTGACGATTAAGACCTACCCCCATACCATCACAGTCCCATGTGTAGTAATCAGCTGCATGCTTTAAGGCTTGATCAACAGCCCAGTCTCCACCCTCGTTAATGTCGCCATCCAGCTTCTCTTGCGCATCAATGACAACAGAGCCATGCCTTAGTGCGAAACCCTTGCTGTCTGGCCCGGTGTCACTTGGGTCATGAGCAGCATACTTAGCACCCATCGGCTCAAAACCAAGCTTCTTGTGCGCATCAACGCAAGCATCAAACCACTCAGCCATGATCAAGGCGTTCTCTACAGAGTCATTATACTGCCCTAGCCAGATATGGTCATATAGCGCACGAGGGCGGTTCTCAAAGTCCCATACACGCTCTTCTTCAAGGCCTGACTCATGAAACCATGGGTTATCGGTGTAGTTCATGACGACCACGAGGTGCATATCATCCTCATAGTAGCCGTCACGGGCTAAGCTCTCTTTGAAGGGCTCGATGAATCGCTTGCTGAACGGGTCTTCACTAGAGCCAGGGTTAGCCACAAAGATCATGCTGACCTTGTGATCATCAACGACTTCTTCTAATTCGGTGGGTACGCCCTTCTTGGGCTTTTTACGTGCGGTAGGGGTGAGAGCGGTAAGGCTGTCCTCAGATATGAACTGAGCTTCTTCTACCCAGTAACGCTTAAAGCCGTGGGCAGACTTAATACTATCGACGTTGCGGGCAAGACCGGCAAACAGGAAGGCCTCGGCACCGTTGTACAAGATGCTGTTCGATTGAACATCAAAGCCATCAAACTCTAATCGCTTGGACTCATCCTTAAGCAGGGAGTATACGGAGTTCTTAATAGATGACTGGTACTCACGCAGGCAGTAGGTCTTTGAGCCTGTGTCCCTGGCATCGATTAGGGATATGTCTGCAATGCCCACTGACTTACCGCTGCCTCGACCACCGATGACGATGATAAAGCGCTTCTCTGACTTAAGGACGCGCTCAAGCTTTGCGGGTACGTAGGTGTCAGGCTCTTCTTGTGAGATAACCCAATCATTAGCCGATCGCTTTAAGGCGTGTGTAAAGCCCTTCTCGGGGCACACAAAGCCAACAACCGTGTGACACTCGCCACTATGAACCGAGGCCTTTGCCTCTAATAGATCAAGCTTCTTGGCCAGCGCGCTCATCTAATAGCTTCTCTAGCTTCTCAATGCGTTCTTTAAGTTCGGTAGATTCTTCGATGTCGATATTAGACTTAACAGCCTGAATGAATATGGTGGCTACGTCTGGGGGTATATCGCCGTTAGCGGCGGCTTGCAGAATTTGGGTAGATTGCTCATGTGCTGGCTTAGTGGCGTCAAACTCAAACTCTACCTTTTCCAGTGTGGGCTTAATGCTTGCGTATGACTTGGCTAGCAGTTCTTTGATTAACGTGCCGCTAGCCGGGTCATCAGGGTTAAACGCTCGCTTTGCCACATGAGATAAGAACTTCTCTTCTGCGGTTTTATCCGAGGTACTGTCATCACAGTCATTGAGGCATTCCTTCTTGATGGCCTCCATTAACTTTGACTTAAACGACCGGCCTCGCTTGGTTGGCTGGTAATCTTTGCTGAACTGCTTTCCCATTTCGTTAAACTCTCGCTTTTACGAGGGCTTATTATATACCAATGGCGTGATTAGCAAAAATTAGCCTCCCGACTCACCTAAAATCTTTTCTTGCAAGGCAAGCATTCCGAGGGCAATCTCACCAGTAGACAGGCCCTCAGACCAGCCGCTGGTTATGTCGCCGTTATCCCATCTACAGATAACCGCAACGCCTTCAAGCTCAGGATCATCAAGCAGTTTACGCAGCAGGGCTTCTTTGCTCACCTTTCCGCCGAAATAGGCCGGAATTATATTGTCAGATTTGCTCATATTTAACCCTACTGAAACCTAGCCAACGAAAACACTTTAACCCAACGATATGTAGGGTCATATTCGTAGTATAGGTGTATTTTTAGTTCACTGCTCACTCTTTACCCCTTTTATCATGTTGTTAATGATGTCCGTTGTTAGCATAGCCGCCTTGACCGCTCGACTATTTCCATCATAGACACCATTGCGCGCAAAAGACACGTCGACGTCCTCACCAACAAATCCAAGGTAACAATCTGGCTTCCATGGTTTTAGCTCTTCCATACCCTTATCCTCTATGCTGCAACCTATTGATTAATTAGCAAAATACATTTGCGGTAACTTTTTGGCTACACGCGATTCGTCACTTTTTCGAACCACTGCCCCGCATCTATCGCAGTGACAATTGAAGATTCCAACAAACACAAAGTTTGGGCCAGCACCCCTTGCCCGAACCTCTGACTTGTGGCTAAACCGATGGATTCCAATTGCACAAAGAAATTTACCAAATCGAGTCCTCACATCTATCTCCTTAGCTATTGCACTAATGTGGGGTTAATCAGTGGCCTTGGTGCCAATTACGGTATATATGCAATCTTCATGATCCAGCACCCGACCTCTTAACCTTGTCGGACGCGATGAGCCCCTATACTGCTGAGAATTGCATAAAATGCTAACCTTTCCCCCAATCTCTGCGCTTCTATCTGATGATATCCATCCGCCTGTTGACATGTGGTAATTGTAGGTGCATTTTCCAGTTGAATAAAAACAAACCTCTTTCTTGTCGTCTATGACTGCAAAGGTTTCCAAATCCCGAATAACTATAGGTTCGGAAACTTCACCAGGCGAATCGAACGCAAAACCCAACAACAGGAATGACAACATTAAAACAAAAACAATATCGCTCATTTTAACCTCCAATCACATTAAGCAAATACACACCAGACCCAATCACACAGTAATAAATAAACTCCACTATACGCGTCGCATCGATGAATTTACCGGGCTTTACGCGCTCAGCAATGAATCGACCTAGATAGTAACAAGGCCCCATCAGAACGCCGCATAGGAAGCCCAAGACGGCGCCAAGAACAAGGCTGTCACCGAGGTATCCCAGCGCAATAAATAGAGGCAGAATAAACAGGCCTCGAATACTCATCCAAATCAGTGCGTATTTGCGGGCATCCTCATCTGTATCAAAATAAAATCTTTGCCCGATTCCTTTGTCATGCAAGAAAACCTGAGTACCACTAAGCTTTGCCGCAAGATCATCAACAAAACCAATTTCAGCCTCATATGGCCAATCAGTAGGCCGCTCATGAAACATCATAAAGCCAGGAGACCAGCCCTTGATCGCCCACACCGCAAGCCCTACAGCCGCTGTAATAGCCAGCTGATGTGAATATCCGAGATACCAAGCAGTAACCAATCCACCCACAAGACAAAACATGCCCTTGCTTGTGATCAAGTTAATCGCCTTCTGCTTCTTGGTTATCTCACCTTCGTAGCTAAACCCACGCAATGCGTTAAGCAAGCCCATTGTTAGTATGTAGATTATGCTCATGGTTTATATCTCTATAGTTGTACAGTTATGCGTTATCAGGCCAGCTTTCACCCGAACTCGGAAACACCTCTTGATATTCTTCCTTGGTGATACCAAGCGCTTTATAGAAATCGAAGATGCTGGGCCATGTGTCGGTTTCTTCGTCATAAAACTCTTCAACAAGATCAACCCAATAAGGATCTTCATTTGCTGTAATTTGCTCCAGCAATCGGATGGCGTCTTGCTTTGTTAGAGTCTTTTTTGCCTGCTGCTGTTCGCTCATATCAAATCACTCCGTCAGTACAGTTATGCGTTATGGCTTTAACTTTTTACTGCACCCATCGCCACACTTCGGGCAATGAGTCCAAAATCCAGTTCCCGACCAGTTCGGATCAGAATCTTCCACGAAGTTATCTGGCCATTCTTCTCGTGGAGCCAACACGGTCTTTCCGCTTTTATCATGACTGTGTGGCGCCAAACCCTGATATGGGAAAAGGCATTCACCGGTCTCAATATCTGCACAATGCTTACAAGCCATGTCTCGCTCCTATTGATAAGCCCAGGCCAACATGCCTGCGTCTCTTTGGTCTTGATTTGATTGACCTTTCCAGCCAGTTTTACGATTAAACTCTTCTTTTTTTACTTTGCACAAAGGGCCTTTAAGTGTGTCAGCCATAATGTATTTAACGCCAGCATCCTCTAAAGCCTGCTCGATAAAACTGCACGTTGCTTTTACTCGACCAACATCCTGTGCAATCTTCATCATCACGTGCGGGCCTTTATTTCGGTCATACACGCATGAATCTTTATTTACATTCTCAAGCACAAACGTAGCCGCAGCATGAGCGCGAATAAACGCAGGCATATCCCAGAGCTTAACGTTTAATAGCTCTTCTATAACACCATCTCGCATTATGGCTACGCCACTGGCTTTGAAGTCTGGGTCTATGCCTATGATCATTTAAGCTTCTTCCTGTTTTACTTCTTGCCAACTAAGGCCACCAAGATGAACGCAGCCCCAACTTACATCTGGCTTAGAAATTTGAATTTCATCATCCTCGTCATCTTTAAGGGTAAGCGTGTGGTCCTCATATCCCCTGTCGGTGTCGTAATGCTTGCCGGGCGTTAGATCGACAACAAAAAAGTCCGCACAATTCTTTCCTTCTGGCAACTCAAAAAATACTTTCATATCAATTAGCCTGCTTCATTATCCTGTGCTGCTCAGCTAGCAAATCGTTAGCCTCTACAGCAGCTGCTTTTAATTCATCGTTAGAGCTACGCAACTTATCAGCTTCAGCCTGCAATCGATCATTGGATCGCTCCAAACCTTTTACAGCTTCTTTCAATCGGCGTATCTCACCTTCACATACTTTCCATGTGGCATAAGAAGCTTTACGCTCGTTTTGAGTTTCTAGCTTTATGCCGCAGGATTTAGCCCACGCTAGGTGGGCATCTTTAGCGTCACTCATTGATGCGGATCTACCGCTTCGGTCTGATGATCGGTGGACGGGTAAACTTCAGGCATGTCCATACCAAACATGTCACTGATAACCAAAAGCGCTTCTTCGTTTTCCACGTTAGCTACCGACTCAATAAGCGCATGAATCTTTGGCATGTCATCAATAGATACCTGACCGCTTACGTCTACTTCGCCTTTGCCCCAGTTAATTTTAACGCTCATGCTTTTTCTCCTGTTGGATCTTTTCAAAAATTTCTTCTCGATGCACAGCTACATCTTTAGGCGCATCAACACCTATACGAACCTGATTACCTTTTACACCTAATACTGTTACTTTTATGTCATCGCCAATGATAATTGAACTGCCGATGTTTCTTGAAAGTATTAACAATTTTCCTCTCCCTTTGGATCAATTCCTAGCATGGCCTTAGCGTGGGCTCTGACGCCTTCAGGAGTTATATGAATAAGACCCCTAGCCATTATCTCGCCATTAATAAAAGTCTTTCCGATTGTAGCCTCAAAGAAAAACCGAGGCGCAGATGGCGCTGAGATGTAAAATGTTTCGCCTTCATTCATCGTAATAGGCCGATCATCCACAATCTCAAAGCCGTTGCAGGTGAAGGTTTTGGGCTCTTCTGGCTTAATGCGGTATTCCAAATCAATAGCAAAGCCGGGGGTTTTATTGTCAAACCAGTGATCTTCAATATCCAGCATCTGGACTTCCGATCCATCACAAAAAGCACAAATAACAACTTCATGCTTTTTCCATTCCGGCATTTTTCCAATCCACTCCCGAACCGATCCCTTATACATTACTGTAGTTGTCATTTCTATCTCCTTATTGACAATAACTCTATTGTAACTACTTTGCGATACTTTGCAAGTACTCTGATAAATCTTTGACGCATTGTTCATCCATCGCGTAACCTTTTTGCTCAAGCTGCTTTGCTACATCAAAAGCGTCGTGGCGATTATCCAGGTCATCAATGTCAGTGATAAGCTCATGCACAGCTAAGCGCTTTAGTCGATCGGGCATAGCGTCGTATTTTTTCTGCTTAGCTTTTTCTGTTTTTTCTTGCGCTTCTGGTTTTACAATATCTGGGGCAGTGTCTCCCAGTCTTGCTTGGAGCTTGAGCAATTCTCCGTGATCCTGAGCCTCTTCCACTTCCTTATCCTCTTCTACTATGCGGTAGGCGATGATGTCAGCTTTGTCATTTACATGTTTCCAGCAGTCTGGATGGCCTCCATAAAATCTTGCTTCAAGGGGCCCAAGACTTGCAGACCCACCCCTACAAAACACCTCAACCATCACACCGCCATCAACTGGACATTCACCCCCATCCCACAATATATAACCTGCGGGAACTGGGCCGGTGTAAACCTTGCAATTAAGCGCATCAACACGGGCAAGCCCCCCCGTTTCGCTCACAACTACTGACTCACCTTCAGCCCCTTCCGTCTCGTAAACTTTATTCGTTAAAAAGTCTGCGTAACCATGCTCAAAATAAACCTTCATTTACTTTTCCTTTTTGCCTGCTTAATCCGATCCTCAATAAGCTTTGAGGCTTTACCTTGGAACTTTCCTTTTTTGTAATCATTTAGACCCATAACAGCATGATCCTTGGCTTGTTTTTCTTTTGCGCCAGCAGCTAAAGCACCCTTGTAAATCTGGTTAAAAACAAAATCCTCATTCATCTTCCTTATCTCTCTTAAATTTAACTTCCTCTCTACTGCCATCGCTAAATATTCTTACGATGCAGTCGTTTTTTATTTCGGTGTCTGTTTGTGTAATGTTTTCAACAAGCTCTCCAGTTAACTTAATACCCTGCTTATCCATTAAAGCTAAGTATTTTTCTTCTGGATCTCGGCGTATGTCGTCTTCGTTAATCAGCATTTAGAAGCTCCGGATCTTGGTGAATATTGCCGATCACTTCAATTTCTTCACTGTCAAAAGAATACAGATTGTCATGCGGGCACTCACCTCCTGCCTCCACTTCAGATCGACAGCTAGGGGCATGCACAGCCGCCCATTTTCCATATCGAAAATCTACCAGAAGGGCGTCGCCATCTTCGTCATGCTCTACAAAATCACCCTCATAAATCTCGTTGCCGTTTTTATCCTTGATGCCCGCGTACTGCATTACGTGATATGGCTGAATCCCATTGGAAACTCCGTCCTTTACTTCGCTAATCATTTGCTCTTCAAAAAAATAAAGGCTGCCCGGATAAATCATTCCTGCTCTTTCGTAATAAAAACGAAACTTAATCTCTCTACTCATCTAACATTCTCCTAATAGTATCTAACCCTTTCTCAGCGGCTAGTTGTCGCTTACTTTTAGGCCGAACCTTGGCCCACTCTTTAAATTCTGTCTGGCAGTTTGTGCATCTGTGAACCTGATAACCTTGGCCCGGATGCGAGCCATCGCAAAAATGATCAATGGGCATCGTTGTCCACATTCTGCATTCTGGGCATCTTGGCTTATTCATCGAGTAGCCCCTTGATCGAATCTAAGGCCGCTAGAGCCGTTTTCTTTCTCTCCTGCCTCACGCTATCAGGAACAGGCAAACCCGGCCTTACGTGGCGATACAGGCCCGCTCGCTGGCCATGTGTGTTGCCACCATTGGCAATCAGCCCAACAATCTTGTCTAAATTCAGAAATTTGTAGTCTTTGTGGTCTTCCTGGCGCAGTGAGTGCCAAGCTGCCATTCCCTTGTCGATTTGGTCTTTTGTGAAGTTCATCACATGGGCTGAGAATTCCTGTTTGATCAGCTGCTCGGTTTTCTCGTCTGGCATCAAGATCATGTACTGCTGTGGATCGATAGCCCTGACCCTTGCAAAGAAATACACAACCGCTCGTCTCTGCTGCTCGCCAAGCTCGGATGATTGCGTTGGCCGCTTTACGTCGGACGGGTTAGCCAGTTGGTTACCCAGTACCTTGTCGATGTGTTTCATCACCACTCCCCCTTCTCGAAGCCGTCTAGGATTTCTTGTGATCGCTGCGCTCGTTGTTCGTGTGCGGTTTGGTATCCAGTCTTCGGACTTGAATACGATCTGGATAGCCAGCCCCTCAGTGAGGCCTTCCAGTCCTTCATCGGATTTTTACCCACCTTCCAGCCATTGGACTCGTAGTAATCGGTAAACAGGGAAGCTTGGGTTATGTCTCCGTTTCGCTCTCGAATGTATCCCTCAACTTCTTGGAGAGATGGGGGAGTGAAGCGACGCTTTTTCTTTGGAGGGTTAACCAACTCTTCGACTTCTTCAGGATCAAGATCCAGCGGATCTCTAGGTAATCCGGAATCAGGAATCAGTTTAAGGGAATCAGGAATCAGTAAGAGGGAATCAGCAGGATCACTCTGGTAGTACTCCGATACTAGTCCGATAGCATCTTTAAGTTGCTGAATCTTATCTGGTTTTTCCTCAGTCTTTTCAGGTTCGACAGGTTTGCACTCATGAGGGCCGGGAAGGCATGGTGCTGGTTTTTTATCCTTTCCCACCTTCTCGTTGATGTGCGGATTCTGGTGTCTGGTAAAGTTCGTGACTTGTACCAGAGCAGTACCGGAGTTGTCCGAGTATGCTTCGATAAGCTTGTTTTCGGTTAGCTCAGACATCAGTTTATCAATGTCCACATTGTCGGCCGGAAAGACTTCCATCTTGATTTCAAGCGGCTCATATTTAAGTCGGCCCATGTAGTCAGCAATGCACCACAAGCCCTGAAACAGGAGTCTTGCCTCAAATGAGCATCGCACAACCTTGGCGTCCTTAAAAAAGCCTGGCTTGATGTTTCTAGACCTTGCCATTCAGCCAGTCCTCTTCAACGTCAGTTAAAAACTTTTTTATGTCCGCCACGCAAAAGGCTGACTTATGCCATCCGCCTACTGGATTTAATTCAAGTCCAGTAGCTGGGCAGATCTTAGTGTCGTAGACTGTTAACCAATCAATAGATTGTGCAAGATAACAAAATCCGCATTCCGCCCAATCGGTTGGAAGCGTAATGAGGTGGGCATGAAAGTTGACTATAAAGTCAGTCTTGCCCTGCATTGCATCAAAAAAGGCCTTGTATCTGGCGCACTGAGAAATGTGGTCAATTTTCGCTGGTGTATTTTTCAGCTCAATAAGCTCAATGTTAAGAATATCTTCGGGGTCATTGGCTCCCTCATTGGTGCCGATCAAGATAAGATCGCATATTCCATATGGACCTAAAGCCACTTGGCGGAAACAATTATCTCCTCCCAGCAATGGAATCAAAAAATCATCGCTAGTTTCATAAAGAAGGTCTTCCATGGCCTTTTCGGAATCAAAATGAATCATGTATAATGAACCTCACATATCCTGGATTGGGTGTGTATCTGTGTATGCGTAATCTAAGTCTATTTCCGTACCCCAGTTCACGCTGGGGTTTTTTATTCAGCCTTAAGAACAAATGACCGGTTTTCAATAAAGGTGCGAAAGTCGGCCGTGCAATCCCGGCAAAGCTCCACTGAGGCGTTAGTGTGGCAAGCGGCGCAGCCAAACGCATCTCTACCAATAAGTTTTACAGACCCCCTGCAATCAAACTGGTCTTCTTTAAGCTCTTTTTTGCATCGATCACAGTGATGCGTTACGACCTCTGGAATAACTTCCTTTCCCATTACTCTTCTCCTAAAGCCACAAATTCACTGACTGACATATCAAAGGCTTTCGATAGCTTTTCCAGCATCTCTCCGGTGCAATGTTTCTGATTGCTGATTCGGCTCATATGGGTCTCTGATACGCCAACCTGGCTAGCCAGCTCATATGAAGTCTGGCCTCTGTTTAAAAGGCATCGTTTAATAGATTTTCCTACATTCACTTTTGCTTCTCCGGTGTGGTTATAACTGCATGATACATTATAATGATTGCGCGTCAAGTTAAAATCTTTACATAATGTGTTGACCCCTCACTTAATATCCTCTACTATTACTACATCAACTAAACAAAAGGACATGGAAATGGGCTACTCAACACAAGCTGAGCACGTCAAGTCGGCAAGAAAGGATCACGAGCCATGCGACTGGTGCTTGCAGAAAATAAAGAAGGGCGACTCTTATGTTAGATGGCGCTGGTATGACAGTGGCGACGCTTCAACCGTAAGGGTTCATCCTGAGTGTTATCAAGCTTTAAAAGAAATGCAAAAGTCAGAAGGTTGGGATTTTGAGTTCTACCCTGGCAATAACCCGAGAGGCGGTTTTTGTGGGTGGTGCGGAGAATGTGAGCACTGCAAGGCGCATAAAGCAGCTTAATTACTACATCAAATGAATGTATGGAGATGGATATGGAAGTTACTGTGCCAAAATTTTGTGCAATGGAGTTGGACACTGGAAATATCGTAGAGGGGTATTACTACCTAGAGAATGGGTATTGGATGAGCTGCGGAAAACCTGACTATAACCATCCGGTTCAGCGACACAAAATTGTTACCAATGATGGCATTCATGTAGAAATAGCTGAAGGCACATTGAGCCAAATTGATTAACCTTTACATCAAATACACAGGAGTAGGGATATGGGTAGAAAATTTAAAGTATTTTTAGACAGCGGAGCAAACGCTCATAGCTGTTATGAGCAGATAGTTGATCTTGAGGATTTTGGCCTAGAGCAGGATTGGGATGATCTTAGCCCAGAGCATCAAGAAGAAGTGATGAAAGAGGTTGCATTTGAGTGCTCGGAATGGGGCTTTTCCGAGATTTAACCCCCTCTACATCAACTAAGTAAATGGAGATATGGAAATGATTATGTTTAAAAATAAAAAGACTCTTGAAAAGATGAGGGCGTACCTAAGAGACTGGGACACGGTTGATTATGGCTATGTTCATATTTGTGAAGATGGCAGGCTGCTCCCAACAAACAATCCGAATAAAAACCAACTGATTTTGTCGGCCGTTCAGTTTGAGCAACTTATTAACTACATAAGCTCAAACACTTAACCTCTAATCAACTAATCGCAAGGAGACGTAGGATGGATATAAAGAAGTATAAAAGCGAAGGCAACAAGATGCGCAGCGGCGCTTCCGGGGTTTTTATTACCGACAAAATTACCGGGCAATTTACCACCGTAGACCGCAATGACGCCATAGCCCTAGCTAAGCATTTTAAGCTGTTTGATGGGCTGACTCAGGCTGCTAACGCACTAGCTCAACTTCCAGAGGCCTTCACACATGCGCAGATTGATCAGCGTCGATCTGCAATGGCAAACCTGCTCAGCAAACTCAAGGAGCTAACCAATGACTAACAAAATCACAAACTGGATAAAGGCTGATGAAGTAAGTGAAGAGGGGTTGTATTTGATTAAGCGCGGCGATGTTGCGACGAAAGAAAATACAACTCATGGAGAGGTTATTAGATACGACGACGGCGAGCTTGGTGATGATATGGGCAACTACATCAGTGACTATGCTGATGGATTCTTTTTTGCCCTGCTGGAATTCTAACATGAAACACACATTTACAAAAAACATTGACGGCGAAGAAGTAGAGATTAAGTTTAGCTTATTTCCTGCTGAGCCTGAGTTTCCAAAACCTTATATCGATGATGTAATGGTTAACGGTGAAGAGAGAGAGGATTATGATTATTTATGCTGGGGGTATTTAAATGGACGGCTATGAGACTGGCCCAATAATGGAAGCGTTAGAGTTAGCTATGCGCGACGGATATTCGGCCGTGATTGTCCACAAGGACAAGCCTCCAGAGGTTGTTAGTTATTCCGACATGGCAAAAGCGACTGAGATTTTGGATGATGTTTGTTGGGAGTATTTAAATGGATAATGATGACAAGTTTATAAAAAGGCTTGATGCTGCGAATAAAGGCGCTGAGCTTAGAAAAACACACATTGATGTTTTGCCGGCCATGACCAAAAGAGAGTATGCAGCTATTCATATTATGGCGCGCATGGCTGAGTTTGCAGGAATGGATCACGAGACTGTATCTAAAGAAGCTATTGATGCTGCTGACGCTCTTCTCAAGCAATTGGAGGGGGAGTAATGGATAAGCCGGAGTGGCCTCGCTGCCGAGATTGCAATAAGAAAGATGATTACCAATTTGTATCAGGTGTAAGTTCTGCGGTGATTGGTATTTGTGGAGGGTGTGGAAATGAGTCCCTGATTTACGATCGAGAGTCTTTTGTTTTGTCTGGCGATAGAGTTGAGGAAGAGGTTTAAAAGTGAAATTAAATGACCTCCTACAAAAGCACTTAACCCAATGGCCAGAAGGTGTAATGGTTATTGTACAAGATCCTAACGGTGATGTTAGGGGTATGGTTAAGCGTGAAAGTTATAGTGGTCAGTGGTTTTGGGCTGTAGGAATGGTGCAGCATAATGTTGAATTAGCTGATGATTATGAATCAGCTTTTGTTACTGAGGCCGACTGGCTTCAAGCCTAACCATCTTGTTAAGCAGTAAGCGAGTATTGTCATCGATGTGATCTATTCTCTGGTCTTGCTGCTGGACTTTCTTGTCTATCTTCTGGTCTTGGTAGGTAAGGCGCTTTTCGTGGGCCGCAACGGCGATTCTGAGCGTATCAGACGATGTTTCAACTTTGGCTACGCGCTCAGACAGCTCAGCCAGTCGCTGATTAGTGCGATAAGAGTCAAAGCCGTAGGTAGCACCCCCGGCAAACAGGATAAATATGGCCTTTCCTACAATCTGTTTTCCGCTGGCGCCATCAAGTACTGCGGATTCAACTAGAGAAAACGCGCCATTTAAAAACTTTTTCAAATAAGGCCCCAGAGATAAGCCAGGCCTTCGCCGACTTTAGGCGCACCCCAAACAAGCAGCACTGTCACGCCAAAAAATATCAACCAATTAATGGCTGGCTTGAGTACATTTTTAAACGATTGTTTGAAGCTGTCGAAGTAACCGATAGGTATTGTAGACATGTTAAGTCCTCACAGGTTTATCTGATATTAACATAAACAATACTTGCATAGTATCGCAAAGTAGTTACAATAGAGTTATTGTTATTGAGGATATGGATATGGAAAGGATAAAAGAATTGGAAAATCAGCTTCGCAATGTAATTGAGTCTAGATGTAATGCAGCTGGATGCAAAAACTGTGACCTGAAATGGAATGACGGATGCTCAAGAACGGATCTTGACGACAAAATAATGGAGATAGATATGGCTCCTTTTATAGCGAAATCCAATGACTAAACCCATCCGCATATCAAACGACTATGAGCGTAAACAGGCTATAGAGCTAATATCTAAGCTTGATTTGCAGCGAGCATGGCGTGTAACGATTGTGCAGTGGCGTGAAAAACGTAGCCTTGATCAAAACGCCCTTGCGCATCGCTGGTTTCAAGAGGCTGCTGACTATTTTGATGTGGCCGCCAGCGCCGGATATAAGCCTGCTGAGGTAATGAAGGAATATTTTAAGCGAAAGTTTTTACCAAGCAAAGAGATATTGATTAAAGGTACGCCAGTATTGGTGCCACCCCAAACCAGCAAGCTGGACATGGGCGAAATGATCCATTTTATGACACAAGTTGACGATTGGTGTGCTCAGAGAGGATGCCCACTAACCAAGCCAGAGAATTCGCAATACATAGAGTTAATGAGGGAGCAGGAAAAATGAAAACATTTGTAATTTTACTTTTATGGTTATCAATGCCGGTGATTTCCATTGTGGGGATGATGCACGGCTGGGGATTGGAGCCGGAAAATTGGGGGTGGATTTGTTTTTCATACCTGTTTTCTATGGGTGTTCCCATTGTTCTTAAAATGTCAGAGAAAAAATAATTATGCCCTGCAATTGTGACGGTTATCCAGAGCTTCCAGACTCTAGAGACACAACTATAGGCGAGCTAAAAAGTGAAGTTATGTGTCTCACAGGCTTTTTGTGTGCGGCGTTAAATCACATAGCCGCACCTCTTGATGCAGAAAAAACAAAGCTTGAGCTTGATGTAATCCAGGAAATTCACAGGTGCGGTGACATTTATGCTTGGTTTCAAAGCCATTGCGACCAAGATAAAAAGCGGGTTCAGAGCATTGTTGATGGCCTGAGTGATCACGAGGTTAATATATTAAAAGGAATTTTAAATGAAGCAGCGCAAACACAAGTATAAAAAAATATCTCAGTGGGAGTATGAGATTATTGGAATTAACGGCCGCGCTATAACAATGGCAAAGTCAGAATTTATGGCCCAGCGTATAGCAAGAGGTCTTGATTTAGAGCTTGAAGAGCGTAGAGGGAGTAAGCGATGAAATTATTGAAATGGATTTTTATTTTTGCGGCGGCTGTTAGCTATATTGCGTTTTTTGTAAGCGACCTCAAAGAGTACGATCACCTGATTGTCGGATCAATATTTTTGATTTTTCTTGATTTGCAAGAAATTAAGGAAAAGCTCGATGCAACGCAAACCAACTAAACAAAGCCGCGCAGCCAATGCAGATGAAAAGCGGTTTATGGATTACACGGCTGGCTGTTGCTGTATTGTGTGCGGCAATGATGCTGGTGTAATCGTTGACCACATTCACGGAGCCACAAAAAAAACCTACGTAGGCCTTGAGCGCGTCCACATAGGCCACTGGGCAGTCATTCCTCTTTGTGAGATCTGTGACAGGGTTAAAACATTAGGCAGCCGCAGAGCGTTTGAAAGCCAGTGTGGCAACCAAAAAGCATTATGGGCATTACATGCTTTGGGCTATCATGGCGATATACCAGAGAATGTGAAACTAGGAATAGCTAATGCATGATTGCCAGCACTGTTTAGCCAATGGCGATATAGGCCAGCCAAGACTAAAGCTTTATGATGACAAGTTTACTCATCAGGTTATCTGCAAGAAGTGTGGATCTAAAGGGCCGGAGAAGCAGTACTCAGTGGATGCTGTGAAAGAGTGGGCCAAGTTTCAAAGTTATGACAATAAAAAAGCCCCTGAGTAGGGGCCTTTCGTTGCGGACATTTTGTTGATAACGCTGGCACTCCACTGGCGCAGCTTCATTGTCTAAGCGCAAAACAATTCTACATGTTCTCTTTAACAAACTCAATCAGCTCATTTAAATCACGATAACACTTGATATGTCGCTTAGTGTTGCCAGTGTGATTATTCAGTAATACATGCAGCTCAGAACTCGAAGCCTCTACTGGTAGCTGACATGGGATTAGCAAGCTTGGATTTGGCCTCAGTGCTGCCCTTGTCGCCTTCTCCACTACGTCCGGCTTGGATTGGCTCATTCCAGAGGTGCAAGAGATCGAGGCCAAGGTCAGAACACTGAGGGCGCTCAGTAATAACTTTCTCAACAACCACGGGTACTTTTTCATAGACTTTTTCTATTTTGGTTTCAATGATTCGATCTTGCCGGGCTCTTTCTACAGCTCGGTTAAGGTGTTTTAGGTGATTAGCTGCCTGCTTGTCTAGGGCATCCTCTACAGCTTTCAGCGTGTTTGTCTGGCACCTTACGGTAGCTTTGTCGTATCCAGCCTGATAAAGCTTATAACCACCAGCAGTCAGCGCTGCAACAGCCACTACTCCGACACCAAGATAGATGTATTGTTTTATTCCAAGCATGATTAAAGCTCTCCTGCGCCAATTCTCTTCATGTAGGCGCGGCTATTGAGATTTAGCAGTCTGATCAGCACAGGGCCTGCGTACCCAAGATTTTTATCAACCCGACTCTCGTGAAAGTCCATGGCTGTATCTGAGTCATGACTTGCCCAGTAATGGATGTCCAGACTGGCATCATCCACAGCTTCAAATATCTGCTCAACAGTGCTGTACTTTCTTCCCATATCTAATCCAGTAATAATTGAGGGTAAATGTGAAATATGCGCTTGACGTAACCCCGTGTTTCTTTGCTGTGATGAAAGGTTACCTTGTGCAACTCACACAGGATTGGCTCACAATGCACTTTATCCACAGCCAGTTTTTGTGCGTCTGTAATGCGGCCAGCTCCAGCGTTGTATGAAGCAATAGCCAGGCAGTATCGATCACCGTCAGGCCTAGGTGCGTACCAGTACTTAATCAGGTATGACATGTAAGCCGCTGAAGCACGGATGGACATAGCGCCATTAAATGGACTGCCAAGGCTTGGATCTTTGACCTTCATGTCGCGCCAAGTTTGAGGCATAAACTGGCATAGACCCTGAGCGCCTACAGGAGACACTGCCAGTGGGTCTAGGTTGCTTTCTGCTATGCACTGAGCCTTGAGTAAGCGCCAATCGTAATACGGCATATAGAACCGTACAGAGCGCTTAAAGTCGTTATCCCACTTAGACGGGTAGGATCTGGGCTCCGCTCCAGTACACCACAGCAAAGCAGATAGCGCTGTACAGTAAGCGATAGTTTGCGTCAGCTTCATTGTATGCCTTTTGAAATGGGGTTGGTTCTTTATCACCTTTGATCATGCGACGCTTATCGAGCCACACAGTAAAGTAGAGCGCCACTACCAGCCAGATCAGCAAGACAGCCATATTGAACAGGCTGGGCAGATAAGCTGGGGCGCTTAGGTATTGAATAGCTTCATTCATGAAAACTCTCTCCGCTTTTTACCTTTGATTAAATTGATACTACACTCGTGAAACACCTGTTCAGGCCTTATCTTGCCGTACCACTCATGCGGCAGCCTCACAAAGCTGATCTTCTTTGCCTTGCGGTCAATTCTGATAACACTCGGGCGAAGATTGTCCTTCTGCCACAAGGCTTGGCGCGTAGATCCAAACGCATCAGCCACCTCATGCTGCTTCAATCCGTACAGAAACCGAAACTCATCTAATTTTAATTCTTCAACCATCTTCCAACCTTTACGATAAAATGAAAGTATTCCTTGACTACGGAAAGTATACTACATAGACTTGTTATCAACAAATCAGGAGGAATGGATATGAGTACGTTTATTTTAATTATTACTATTTATTCAAGTAGCGTTGGCGGTATGGGCCTTAAGTCAACGTCTGAATCAATATCGGTAACTCAGGTTGGTCCGTTTGCCACAAAAAAGCATTGCCTGAATGCTGGCAATGCGTGGCTCAGAGAGTCCAAGAGGATTGGTGGCAAAAGGTCAGCGCTTTGCGTTCAGTCAAAATAGGATAACGGAGTAGTGGACAATGAACAGAGACTACGCATTCAAGATGCGCACAAAAGCAATGGCGACAAGAATCACGAAGCCAGCACAGGTGGAAGTTCCAGTCGGCACGCAAAAGCTATTGGAGCACGTAAAAGCCCGCTCAGTGGTTATTGCTCAGGAAATAACTGCAACAATCAATGCTCCTGTTCGCGTACAGCAGAAGCTATGTTAAATGATGATGATGCGTTTAAGGAATTGTGGGGGAAGATATGAGCGAAACTAAAAACATTTACCAGCGCATTAATGCGGTTATGAAAGAAGTGCAGTATGTTCAAAAAGATGCTGCGGTTACTGGTGGCGGACAAAACTACAAAGCTGTAACTCATGATCAGGTTGTCAGTGTTGCGCGCGCCTCACTTGTGGAAAACGGCATTGTGACTTACCCGGAGCAAATAAGCGGTGAATTTCTTACGATGCGAGATATGAACGCTCAGCCAAACCCCGTCAAGATGGGCTTGTATTCCGGAAAGTATAACATCCACTTTGTAAACGTTGATAATGGCGAGGATCGAATCACAGTTTCTGTGGAAGCTCACGCAAACGACAACGGCGACAAAGCACCGGGCAAAGCTCTTACATATGCAACCAAGTCAGCAATGCTTAAAGTGCTTAATCTTGAAACCGGAGAGAACGACGAAAGCCGATCCGCTGAGCCAGTTCACTATACCGAGATGCAAAAAGACCAGTTTGATGACCTGCTGGCCAATGATAATGCGGTAGGCATTGTTTGTTTTGCTCAATCGGTTGGCCCAGATGTTATGACAGCTCTTAATGGCTCCTTCGAGAAAGGCAAGATTTCAGCCGGAAAGCAAAAGCTTAAAGAGCTTACCGCAGAAGGCTGGGAGATTATCGATGATACGGCCATGCAAATATCACATCTAATTGATGCTGAGGATGTTGCCGTGCTGGAAATTACCGAAGAGCTTACGCCTAGCGAAAAGAAACTTGTTTCAGGCAAGCTGACCCAAAAAGAAATTGAATTTATCCGAAAAGCTAAGGAGTTGTAAAAATGGCTAGAGGTGTAAATAAGGCGATCATTGTTGGCAATTGCTGCGATGACCCTCAAACTAAATATCTACCATCTGGAAGCGCTGTCACCAATATCAGTGTTGCAACTAACGAGTCGTGGACTGACAAACAAAGCGGGCAAAAACAAGAGCGCACAGAATTTCATCGCATTGTGTTCTTTAGCCGCTTAGCTGAGATTGCCGGCGAATATCTGCGCAAAGGCTCACAGGTTTATATTGAGGGCAAGCTGCAAACACGAAAGTGGCAGGATCAGTCTGGGGCTGATAGATATTCCACTGAAATTGTGGCCAGTGAAATGCAGATGCTGGGCAGCAAGCAGGATAATCAGCAACAGCCACAACAGGCTCCGCAACAGCCTGCACCGCAGCCACAAGGTTTTGACGACCCGGACTCGATTCCGTTCTGAGGTGCATCATGACACAAAACGAAAAAGACCTTATGGCGCTTAACAAGCAAATATCAGAGCTGGAAAAAACCATTGATGATAACGACATTAAAGCGCTAATGATTAATCGTAAGCTGAAGCCGCTTTATTGGGAAAGAAAGATCCTTAAGAAAAAGATTCGGTCTGAAAAGGCCGAGCTTAAAATGCAGGTGGCTTTATTTACTAAACACCCTCAACTAAAGAGGTTTTCACAATATGTGCCAAGAGAAGGAGTGCTCCAAAATTAAGCTTTTGCAAAAAGTTGTACTTACGTTTTGGATAATTGTTCTTATAGGTGGATTAATTATGTTGCCGGGTTGCGCTACGCAATGTGTAGAGCCTGTTAGGCAATTAGATGATATTACTGGATATGCTTAATGAATAAATATCAAATTATATTTAATGAGCGCTGGCCGCTTAGTGCCAACGCAATGGATTGCTTTGAGTTTCACATTGAGGGTGGCTTTGTTTGGACTTATGACGAAAATGGCGACCCTGTAAATGTAATAAAAGCTGATTTTGTTGATTTTATTTGTCGAATAAAAGGCAAGGAAGGAAAATAAAAATGGAAGAACTAAAACTGTTAATTAAAATGGTTGCCGACTTGCCGCAAATGGCTTTGTGGGTAGCGCTTGGGTATTTTGTTTATAAGGTCGCGGTTATCGGATCTATTTACGGGTTGGCTCGGTTTTTTATTGACAAGCTGCACAGTTGGCTTGTGACACCAAAAGAAAAACTTGTCGAGGTTAAATATGAGATTGGCCCGTATTTTTTAGGCTCCCACTCCATGAGTGATTTAAAAAGGGCTCTCGCAACAGCCAATGAGAAGGTGGGCGGCAAAGAAAGTTATCACCTTCATCGCAACGCCATTCAATTCATGATCGATGCTATCAACGAAAAAGAAAAGCGGCCATAAAGACCGCTAACCCTTCCCCTTAGCTTAGCCCCTTGGTCGGGGCTTTTTTTATTCTTGGTACGGCAAAATATTATTGGCGTTGTCTTCTAAAAAATCAGCCAACAATGGACAGCATTTAATTTCATGTTTGCTTGCGGTAAATGGACACCAGCCTAAGCCAGTGATGTTTTTTTCTAAATCGACGCGAGAATTATCCGGTAAAGAATATCGTGCCGGGCCTCTGTAAACTTGCTCGTAATTTGTTTCAATCATTATGCCACCTTAACTGCGGGTACTGTTCCGTGAAGTCCGGACTGAGCCTCTGCTGCGGCTTTCATAAGCCATGATCCGGTTAGTGCTACCGCTGGGGCTCCAGCCGTTACTGCGCCGCCTGCGGTTGGGATATAAAGTCTGGCAGCCCTTAATACAGAGCCAGCCAAAACCGTGTTGGCCACAATCGCAGTATTTGCTGTGCCGTGTGATAAAATTTGGTCAAGCTCCGCAGCTTGCACACCACCAAAACTCACTGTTCGAGGGTTAAGACCCTCAAAGTTCATTTCAGTTGCCGAGGTCATGGCGATGTTTGCACTGGATCCAGTTTGACCGGGCGCAAAGTGGAATACAACACGGCGCCCCACAGCGCTATCGCCATCTGAGCCTGCAATGACAATGCCGTCATCATGACCGCGATTGGTTGGCGCAATAGGCTCTTGTCTAAACGTGGTGCCGTCATATCGAAACTGAACACGAGTGTCAGGGTTTAGGCCGCCAATCACGTTGAAGTCAGTCTGAACAGGATCTAAGCCTGGAAACTGAATCGTTACTGACGTAGATGTATTTGTCGCAGCGGGGCGAAAGTTTACAACCTGACCTGGAACATATTCAGTTGGCAGCGGGCCGGATACAGGCGTTAATATCATGGCATTAGCCGAGCCTGAATCCGTGTATAATGTGTTTAGTACGTCACCAGCATTAACAACGCTGGTCTGTTTGTAGATTTGCGAGCCGCCAGAGTCTTGGATGGTTAGCGAGTAGTTTCCAGCAACCTCTAACGCTACTGGCGAGCCGTTAAGCTGCGGATTGCCACCAGCATTGGTTCGAATGGGCTGAGCAATAGGGGCAAGCGTACCGTTCTCCTGGCGAGCTTGAACTTGCTTTCTATTAGCTGGAACCGTTGGGTCTACATCAGGATTCCCAATAAATATTTGAGCATTACTAACAGGGTCACCGTTTGCAGGTCGGGTGATCGTTAATATTGGATTAGTGACAATTCCCATGGTTATCGCCTTAAAAATGCTTCAATGGACTTAATGGCATTCTCTTCGTTGATGCCGCGTATATTGTCGATGGCACCGCCTAGAATACTGGTTGTAAGCTCTCCGGTATCACCTCTGGCTAGTGCGGCACCTCTCCGGGCTATTTGTTCACCTTGGCCTTTTAATGATGTTCTGGCCGCAGCGCCGAACACTTTATCCAGCTCATCAGCGAACAGAACTTGTGACAGGATGTCGTCGCTAAACTCACCGCCAGTATTCCTAGCCACCTTCTCAAGCTCATCAATGGAGTCAATCAGATTAACCCGTGACTGAGCATTACTCAGAGTACGCCTAAGTGTTGTGCCAAGTGCCTTGTCAGAATTAGGGCCAAAGAAATCCAGCTTAGTTCCCGCCGCCGTCTGTAGATTGCCCAAAGCATTTATCGTCTCCGCGTACACAGTGTTAGCTTCGTTATAAGCCGGGAATGTGCTGTCTAAAGCACCATCAAGGCCTGTTCTAAATTCTTTCAACGCGCCCTCGGCTTGACCGCCCAAGCCTGTTTTGGTTTTGCCAAACGTCACATTGTTGTCGATGATCTTTTTCATGTTGTGCACGGTCAGTGCGTCAGGCTGCTTGCGGGATAGGCGCGACATCTGCCGAACAACTTCCTTCATTGGCCCGCGATCACCAGGAGCTAATACCGAGTCATCAAAGTTAGGCTTAAAGCCACCTTTACCATCATCAACAAGTCTTACACCAAGCTCTTGAAGCTTTTCACCAAACTGGGCGACAGGCTCGCCAATATCTACAGCTTGACCCTTTAAAGATTGCGCAGCAGCATCAACAGCCTTGCCAGCCTCTCTGTTAGTGCTTTTAACGTGCTTTACGCGCTCAAGAAGGGATTGGCCTGCAATGTCAGTAGGTCGGTTTAAAGACGCAAACCTGGCGTTCTCACGGCCCTTCTTAAGGACATTGACCATCTCCAGCATCTTGTCACGATCTACGCGTGTAGAGCCTTTAGCGGCAGCTAGAACGCTTTCATCAAAACCCTGCTTGGCAGCCTCAGTAAAAAGCTTATCGCCCTCAACGCGGCCAGCAGAGTTAACAATATATTTACCAACCTCAACATTGCCGGGTTCAGCCTTAATCTTTTCAGCTATCTTCTGCTTAGTAGGGCTTTGGGGGATGGCCTGTTTAATTCGATCGATCGCTGTCGGCTGCTGTCCTGGCACCTTGGTTATTGGTGTGCCAGTGGTAAGCAAATCTCCCGCAAGCTCAAAGGCATCGTCGCCACCCCTTGAGAGTGCGGCAATAGGCGGAGCAGGAGCGGAAAACTCACCCGCCATGCCTGCAACTTGCCTTACCGTCGGATCTTCCACAAAGCCGCCCGCCGTAGCAGGGGCAAGGGCTTCAGTAACAGAGGGTATTTGTGCGTCAGCTCCAGCTAATTGCAAAGCAGCGTTAACAGGGCTTGCGGCAAAATCAACCAAGCCAGCAACGCCTCGGTTTACACCGGCAGCAAACTCAAGACCAACATCTGCGGCCTGACCTAGCAGGGATGGATCTTCTGTCGGGGGTGGCGCATCATCAAACTGACCACCCTGAATCGCTTGGGCAAGTTGACGCGCAGCAGCCGTATCACCAGCCGCATCAGCGTTTCTCAGTGCGTCTTCTAACTGCTCTCTAGTTGCCATATTTATTCAGCAAATCATCTATTGAAGGTTGTGCGGCAGGTTCAGTTACAGCCCCTTCCGGGGCATTCTGAACCAAGAATTCTTTGGCTTTTTCCATGCCCTCCTTGATGGTCATAAGAGACCTGTTGAACGCTTCCTCACTCATGTTCTTGTTGAGCGCACCAGCAGCAGCGGAAATCTTGCGGCCTTCTGCCTCAGACAAGGCGCCAAGGCCCTTCATGGTCTCTACAGCCTGCGTGAATATCTGGGCGTCAAATGCCTCAAGCTCAGCCTCAAAGTCAGCGGCATCGCTACCGGGGCGAGTAGGCAGCACAGAGCTAAGCCCGACAGCAGCTTCTAGGCCAGGATGGTTAAGCAGTCTTTCTGCACTGGCAATACCTCGCTCAGTGGCAGACAGCGCCTTTCTGGATGCGTCCACAACCTTCTTTTGGTCAGCTTCGATTTTCTGCTCACGCTGATCAATCTTAAGTTGAAGCTCTTGCTTCTTGAGGTCATTGGTTTCTTTCTGAGCCTGACTTTTCAATTTGTCCAGCTCTGCATTTTGCTTCTTAAGGCCAAGCTCCTCTTTCTTGAGGTCAAGCTGCTCATCAGCTCGACGACCCTCTGCGGCAACCTCAGCTTGTTTGGCCCGAGCCTTTTGCTGAGCAGTGTAAGCCTTATGCACATCAGGAAACATAGGCGAGCCATCCAGCTCAACTGCCTTAACTCCAGCCACTGGATCTCTTCGCACAGCCTCTAAGCCGCGACGAAGAAATACAGGGTTTCCGCCCTGACCCTCAACCTCAGCCACAGCATTGGAGAGTATTTGCTCGGCATTTTCTGGGTTTGTCAAAACCTGTGAATAAGCACTTCGCACGATACCCTCAGTTCTGTCATTGGCAAAATCAAAAGCTTGCTTGGTAACTTGCTGAAATTCAGGGTATTTAATTGACACCTCGGCAAGCTTACTTGGATCGCCAGACTGATAAGCAGCCATAATGTCCCTTTGTGCAGACTCGAAGCGCGCCTGAGACTTAGCCTTAACCTCATCCTCGCGGCGCTGCTGGCCAATCTGACCAAACGTCTGGCCTAGCCCAGCAAGACCTTGCTGAACCGCTGGCGTACCCACATCGATTAAAAACGGATTTCCGTTAGCCATGTATCACCTAAAATAATTTGGACAGTAAGCCGTGATCTTTAAACGTATCCCAAGCATTCGAGAAATCAAATGTGGATAAGTCTGCGGCAACCGATGCGTCAGCACCAAGACCAAGTTTATCATCTTCAAAGTCTTCACCGACAAGCTTGGGCAAAAAGCGCTGGTTAAAGTCTTGCTCTAACACCTTGCCGCCAAACAGGTCTTGCAAGTACTCTCCGGTATCTTCATCACGATAACCGCCTTCACGAGCACCAGACTCATTGGCAACGATCAAGGCCGCCAAGGCAGCCCATGGGCCAGCCGAAGCTAAAGCACTACTACCGCCGCCTGCGCTACTACCAGCAGCAGTCCCGCCCGTGCCTCCAGCTCCACCCCCAAACAAAGAGCCTAAGCCGCCTTGCCCAGAGAACTGACTGTAAGCCTGAAAGCCTTGGAGCGGGTTAATGCCACCCATTCCTTGCTGTTGCTGCTGAGGCTGTGTAGTAACAAATGGATTAAACGGCATGTGATACTCCAATGGCTGAATAATCTACGGTCAGATAGCCGTTATACTCCATGACCGCACTTGGGTTGGTCTCTGCCACTTCTTGGGCTAAGACGCCGCGATCAGAGCCGGACAGGTTGAATAACTCCTTGGCTTTCTTGTTCCAATCCCAAGAGTAAATTTTGTGACCATTCTCAACACCGATTTGCTTAAGGTTTCGCTTAAGCCGCTTGTCAGAGAAAGCGCTGTAAGCCTGTAAGCCTGTCTGGGCAGCGCCAAGTAAGTTACCAAAGCCTTGCTGCTGACCTTGTTGTTGAGCCTGTGCGGCGGCAATTTGACCTTGGGCCAATGTCTGGCCAATGCTACCGATACCCTGTGCAATTTGCGGGGCGTAGGATGGCAAATTTGCAAGGCTGGCCAATCCGCTAAGGTTTTCTTGTCGGCTAATGTCGGCTCGCTGCTGCTGTTGGTTAAACGACTGTAGAAGTGCGTTCTGTTGCAACTGCTGGTTAAACGAAGCCAAATCTTCAATTGTGTTGCCAGATCGCAAGCCGCCAGTAGCCGCCGCATTTCTGAGAATCGCATCCTCGCCGGCATCACGAGTACCAAGAATGGCATCATAAAGTGGGGAGGCCTGAGCTTGCTGAATAAGCTGCTCTTGGCTGACATCTTGAGGAAGTTGATAGAACCCGCCAAGCTGCGTTATTGCTTGCTCGCGAAACTGCTGAGGTATTTCCTCTCGCTCCCGAAGATAGGCTAGCTTTTCCCTTTCGGCATCAGCCTGAATCTCAGAGGCGCGAATAGAGGCATCAGCAGCACTGTCGCCACCACCCCCACCAAATAGATCACTTACGAATCCCATAATTTCCTCGCGTATGCACAGGCTGAACCATTTGAGAAGAAAGGCTCAAAGCCGCATTTTTCAACCAAGCGCTTAATGCTTGGCTTGTCAATTGTTGCTAACAGCATTTTACACCACGGCATAGATTCGCGCACGTAATGAGCAAAATCGTCAATGGCCGTCTTAATGTGACGCAATCCGTCACTATCTGACGCAAAGTGGCATATCAATGCAGGCTTATCCCCTTTTTGCGCAAATGAAAACAAAATACGCCCAGGGCCTGCCCATTCAACCACAACGTAGTTTTCATTGAAGGACAGATCAAGGCGGTCGTCACCCGGTTCTTTAAACATCAAGTGATGATCAGTGGATCCGGCAGCGCTGCATTTGTCGGTGATGTTTGATTCCATCGTGTACCATCGGCTGATTGTTCGTATATGTGACGCTCGGCGGCAACCCAGTTAGTGAGAGCCCAATTGGCGCCATTGCCATTAGCCTCAACCGCAGTGCCGCCCAGGTCATCAAGTGGGTATGAAAAGTTAGACCCCGTTACCGCACCTTGATCCCAGTTTGTAAACACAAGGTCATACAGGAAGCCGCCTAGGAACTGAACGTTATTAAAACGTCGGCCAAAGTTACCAATTCGAAGTCCTGCCGTAGTAATGCCCGTCACCTCAAACTCATGGATATTGCCATCAAACAAATCGCTTACCGATCCAGACCCGCCATCAACACTTAGTGTGCCGTTGGCTATTTGCATCTGTCCGGGTATTGCGCTATCAAGCAAGAAAAAGAATCGGTTACTTGAGCCGATGCCATCAAAGATGTAGTGGGTTCCCGTTGTTGGGTTAAGCAAAACTCTTCCGCTAATACTTGATCCATTTCGACTAACAAGCTCAGTGCCGGTCACATAGTTATTGACCCGGTCAAAGAAGTTAAAGTTTCGGGTCGGCAACGTTGGGCCAGCCGATGTAGACAGCCAGCCAGTATTGCCCGTGCCTGTTGCTTTTAGGAATATCTCATTGACATCTGATACATAAAATCTACCGGGAGCCGCAGTAACTACGCCTTCGGGGGAGCCCGTGCCGGTCAAGGGGGCCAGAGGAGGTGTGGTGATAGTGACATTGCCTGAGCCGACCAAGCTCTGATTGTTGACTGTGCGTATATTGGTGCCAGAGACAAGCGTGTCTTGCTTATCATCTAGATCAGTAACGTCTGCCTTATCGTCTAAAGCATCTTGCAGCCCGGCAATCTGTGATACAGAGTAGTCATCATCCTCGGCAACAACAGCGCCTGTGCGGCCAAATACAGAGGATACATCGCCACCACCGCCACCACCAAGTTCGTCGTTAATCGCCCTGAGTGCCCGCTCTAAATTTTCTCTTAGCTCAAGATAATCCTTAATTAGGTATTCTGGCCAGCCCGCCTCACCAAGCTCAAGGCCCGATATATCAAAGCCGCGCAAGTTTAACAGCCGATCATCAACCATGGTCTATATAGCCTCGGGCAAATGCCATGCGGGAGCGTGTTGCACCTCTCAGCTTAATTGAGAACCAGTTATCAACACGACCAAGAGGGCGGCAGATAAAACGATCATCATATACGGCCATGCGGCTATATCTTTTGTCATATTCTCGGCCATGCGTCACGCCATCGTAAGTCATTGATACGGCCACGTTAGCATCACCAGCATCATTAAACCCAGGCAGCATCTCAATCTCTAACTGATCCACAGATTGGCCATCCAGCTGAATAAATGGAGTGTTTAGCTCCCATTCAGCTATCTCGCCATAGTGAAGTGGGTCAGTGTCATCCAGTAGGCCAATATTGTCATCTCGCTTGTCGCCGTAGACAAAGAAGCCCAGTCTTGGGTCCCACACGCCATGCACACCGCGATAAGTGCGAGAGCCCTGAACATCGGTCTTCAGCACTGACCACGCTTGAGATATGCCCAGCTGCTTAGCCAGGGTGATATTGAATATCAGCGTGTCATTGGGCAGGTGAACCAGCAAATAAGCGTAGCCCTCTCTAGCTCTTGGCTCAAGGATGGCGCTTACCATTTGCTCCTCAGAGTAAGAGTTAATAATCTTTTCAATTTCTCGGGTAGCAATCCGCTCGGAGTGGTTAACGCCCAACTGGCGAAGCGATACGTTTTCATTCCTGTCGCCACCCAGAATATAGTAAACACCCTCAACCTCTGCCCAGGCGTCTTTGCCGACAATTCCTGATTTTATCGCTCGGCTGGGAATGTTACTGAATGCAAAATTGGTATTGGCGGGGTCAAACCTAAAAAACTGTGTGGAGTATCGGCCAAACACAATAGCCTTGTCGTCTGAGGTCTTATCTAGAGCAACGATGCCATCAGGCATAAAGTCAGCGGCACCAAAGTCCAAAGGATCGATAGCGGCGTCATCGTTTAGCTCAGTGTGATACAGGCGCTCGCCATCGGTGAGAAGGAACAGGCCGTCAATCCATACGCCGTCTGTAGGCTCGCCAACATCAGGATCGGTTACTTGTCTGAAGCCAGCAGTGGTGTTGTATAGCCACATCTTGCCGTCAGCGATGATTGCTTGGTTTCTCAGTGAGTAGGGCAGAGACGCCGTGTCAATGCCTGTGACAGTACCCAGCTCCTGCCTGAAGCCTGACGCATTCATGCGGATAAGCCTCTGCCCGGATATGCGGTAGTGATCCCGAACGCGCTCATTCCAAACGCCACCACGATCAGGGCCTGTGCCTGTCACTTCGCCTTGACCAAAGTTTCTTAATCCCGGCTCTTGGATCATGTAGCCCGCAGCATTAAACAGCGGCTGAACAACCGCTGTCATATTGACAGGCAGGACGTCACGATAATCCGTGTCACTGCCTGCCGCATCACCTCTGATTAGGTTTATTGGGGTTCTTGCCATTAAACAATTCTCAATGTGCCGCTGTCATTCCACAGATCGCCCGTAACCAGCCCTGTAGAGCTTGTGGGCAAGTCTGCAACGTTGATTCCTTGAGGCCTAATTGTAACACCGATGTTGAGTACGGTTTCGCGCGTGTATTGGGTTGTAAACAATCCGCGCTGCGGCAGCGACGCGTGGTTCTCAAGGTCGGTAACTGTTGCGGCAATTGGCTCAAAGTCTTCGTAATCATAAAACTCAGCCATGTCATTAAACAGAACTAGCCAGCCAGATTGATCTGCGCCAAACAAATCCGTGTAAGCGCGGTTTGTGTCAATCTCTGTGCGATCACCGACAATGATTAGCGTGTTGGTGGCGCTAGGCTTAAAAGCAAAGACTTGCGCACCATCATGCACATGCTCAATCTCTACTTGTCGAGTGCGCGCGTTCGTAGCTGGTACTGTTCGTGTCTCAACGTAAGACAGTATTACCTCAATATCATTGATGGTTGGCAGGCCAGCATTAACGCGCTCAGTCACACTTACGCGGATATTTCTTGCGCTGGCGTCATAACGAACCTCAATAAAGGCTGTCTCGCTTCCGTCATTAATTGAAAAGTTGGCAAACTGGTCAGTCGAACCACCAACGTTAGCTAGGGTTGTTGTGTTGGTGCCGAATATGTTGCCATTAGCATGTCCGCGATACTGAATGGTTAGCGTTGTTGCTGTGTCCGGAATGTTGCGGGTAAAGAACAGCTCATCCGCCTCTGGAACCGGAACGCCGTTAACAAACGTAAGTGCCGGAATGTTGTGCCATGTGCCTGCACCAGAAACCCTGTTGCTTGGCGCTGGGTAAATTGTTTGTGTCGTGGTGCTTGCTGGTATGGCCGGAACAAATACATTTACGTTAAATGCGCCATTGGTGTAGTGCATCAAGTCTGTGCCGGTAGACGAAGATAGGATTACCGAGTTGCCATATGCCGCGTCCGCATCAATGTAAGCCAGCTTTCGGCCCGTCCTGTCACCAGTATTAAGATTAAAAGCGTTTGACCTCTTTTGGCCAGCAGACGGCGCTATGGGGCTGCTTTCAAAGAACACGGTCTGAGCATTAGTGTTGCCTAGCCCATTATTGTAAGCGCTTGACACTGTGGTCGGAGTTGACTCTTCAGTGATGGTTAGCTCGTTATCTAGAATATCAACAACAGCGGCAGGCAAGCTCAGGGCTGCATGCTCAAGCTCAGCATCAATGCGCTCAACATCTTCCTGCAAGTTAGCAATGTCGTTGCGCTCAACAATGATGTCTTCCAGTGTAGTCCGAGTTACCTCAAATCTGTTGCCAGATGTAATTCCGGTAACACGCCACACAAAGTAAGTGGTACCAGAATCTGAAAAGCTTTCAATCACCTCAACATTTGGCGTTGTGTCAGCCAAAGGTATGGGTGTGTCAGTCGTGGTATTCATCAAGACAAACAGGCCGGGCTCTGGCGTAGCCACAAACAGCACAACATCGGTTGCTTGGAATCTGGGGTTATCCACAGAGACTTGGCTAAAATCGGATAACTGCTGCGGGTATGCAGCCGTAGCCGAGCTGCTTCGAAATCTCGCCAAATGGTCTGGCGTGTTGTGCTGAATCTGCCCGCGACGCATTAACCGGTCTTCGATAGAGCTGAAATCTGTACCCGGAGTCGGCAGCGCTCGATTAAGCTTTTCTCGAACAGCCGCATCAAGCTGACTCTCAGACAGATTCATGACGTTCTGAGTCACATCAACAGTATTTGGACTTAGCCTAAAGTGCTCCTGAACTTGGGTTAACCAAATCTCAATGGTCTCTAGAAATGCGTAGTTAACCGACGCGCTTCGGGTGTAGTGACGATAGGTGCTATTTGTAAACGTGGCGTCATCTCTGAAGGTGAAGTCAGTTGCCAGGTTTAAGCGCTGGGTGATTGTGCCGTCAGTATCTCGAAAGATAATGTCAATGGTTGACTCGGGGTGCGCAGCAATAAAGTTTGGATTAATGCCCACTGTCAAATAGCTGTTAAATCGGTTCTGCCCAAAGGTAAAACGGTTCATTCCGTCACGATTTTCACGGCCACCAATGTAAGGGTAGTCATCGCCAGCTCTAGGGTTGCTCGAGTCTGTTGACGGCGTAATGAATGGCGCTTCGGCTAACGGATTCTCAGATAGCCATACAACGGCATCAGCACCAGCCATGGTAGCCAGAGCAATATCTACGCGATTATCAATCTCAGAGGCTTGAGCCAAAAAATTGGATTCCTCTCGGCTCATTCTCTGGAGGCTGTCACGATTTATAACGAACCAGTCATCACCATTAGTCCAGCTAGTAAATGCATCGGCCGTCCAGACAACATAATCACCATCATAAATAACGCGATCACTTACGCCCGCATCAATTAGACCTTGACGCAATGTGCCGTCATTGGGATTTGAGCCGATTACAGGAAAGGCATAACCCTTTTGAACGCTAGATGATGGCGGCAAAAATGAGTTGTTGGCATTATTCCAGCCAAGGTTCTGTAAGACCACCTCACCAAATGTAGCCACGGGATCAACAGACTGGCTGACACTGATGCGTTCCCACTGGCCTAGTGTGCCGCCGGTTCGGGTAATCCTGAAAGTGACCTCAGAGCCCTGGGCAATGGTTACAGGCAGCTCGTTACGATCAAACAGAGCGCTTACGGAGGGCGGCCGGATGGTCATGGAGTTGCGGACTACAGATTGTGTAGTTCCGCCTAAATAGCCAATCGTTATCTGATAAACTTCACCCAACCCACGGGCAACCTGATCATCAAACATGGTGTTCAATTCAGAGGGATCTGGCAGCTCAAATATTCTGTTTGCGTTTGTCTGACCGCGCGCACCAATCATTGTCACGCTAGCTCGACCGCCGTACCACTGATCTTGGTTGCCGTTCTGGCCATAGCTTGCAAAAAAGCTGCCTGTAAATGAGCGGGGTGCGGCACCTAGGCCTGTATTGTCAATACGATTAAAAGCCTCTTCTGCGTCAGCAGAACCCGCAAGCAAGCCGGTCTTATCAGTATCAGCAACTAAAACATTCTCATCGTTTAGCTGGCCGCCCATGCTGCCAAGAGTCAGATCATCAACGGCGTTCTTAAGGGCTTCAGCATCTGTAACAGTGTCCGCTAAGTTGCCATTGCCATCAGGCGCCTCAAGCTTAACCTGAGAGCCTGCCACAAGCTCGCCATCAGCAGACGCAATGCCTTTAGGGCTAATAATTGGATCATCAATAGGCATGTTATAGCTCCACTAAATAAGATGCTTGGCCAGCGATACCGCCTGTATTTTGCAGGATGTACAAAACGTAGGCTTGGCCACTGATAGTCCTAGCGTTTTCTGTTCGGGTAAATGAGCTTGTCACGGGCTGACCAAAGAACCGAATGTCATCCAGATCCATATCAGCAGGCATGAGAATACCCACAAAGGCATTATTCGCAAATGCACCACTCACTTCAAAGCTGTCATTTGTGGTCACATCCACACTGGTCAGATTTGTCAGGTCAGTAGTTGCAAAATCGTTAGTCGATCGAATGCCGTAGTATGCAAACTCATGAGGCTGCGCTGCTCGAATCGTAATGTCTCGACTGAACGGCTGACCACTGGTACTGGTGCCGCGCAATGTAAAGTGAGCCGCTTGACCTGCCATTAGCGTAGCGTCGTTGATCGTTACTGTGATCATGGTAGCCGTAGGGCTAACTGCGCTGCTAAGCACGGCAGAGCCTTGTACAAGCTCCATCTGGCCCTGCACAAGCTGCGGGTTTTCTATCACATAGGAAAACGTCTTGCTGCCTGTGAGCGTTGTGCCAGGGGCTACAGAGGTGGGCTGGCCAGCAATGTTTAGGGACAGGATGCGAGGCTGAGCAACAGGAGCTGGGTTTACATCGGTCATGTAAGCCAGCTCTCTAAACTCACCACGCTGAATCAATCCAGACAAGAATGGAAAGCCGTTAGTGTCACCCAGCATGGCCATATTGTCGGCAGCTACATCAACCGTCAGATTGTCTCCCTGCTGTTGAACAAACTTGTTCTCATTCAGGGTGATGGTGTTAGCGCCCAAATCCCAGTTAATGCCATCTTCACCACTCAGCCATGAAGCCTTAGTTGGAAAGTATTTCAGAACCGTCTGATTGCCATCGGTATAGCGCACACGAATCCGAACATTGGTCATTGCGGCAAACGTTTGAATGCGCAAGTCATTGGTTCGGGCTGTAAATGGCACTGTATAGCTAAACGTCAATGGGTTTGCCGTGAGCTGCTGGGTGTTAACATTTTGAATAACAAAAGGCACGTTAGGCGTAGCATCACCCGCATTTCCGTTATTGCCGTCACCTTGCCCCTCAGTCAAAAAGAACTGTCTGGGGCGCTCACTAGGTGTTGTCTCTCGGCTTCGCGCATCAATTAAATCAAATTGCAGCCCATCAGCATTAAACTGCGCATTCGTGATGGACAGTAGGCTATTGGATTCAGATACGACGGCAATATCACCAAATGCGATAGAGCCAGACTCAACGCCAAACCCCTCGGGAGCCAGCATTGTGTTGTCAGCCAGAATCTGAGCGCCTGACTCTTGAAACTCAGTGCCGTTAAAGTAGGGCACGGAGCCGCTATCTAAATTGGTTATTGAGTCAAGCAGGTCTCTGTCGGCTTGTGGCAAGTCCATGCTCAATAGCAGCCACATACTAGCAGCCTGATCGGTGTATTGCTGAGCTGTTGGGTTATTAATGCCACCCCACTCAAACAATGAGGTACCAACAACAAGGCGTGTAACCTGCGTGGCGCTGTTATGAATGTCATTTAGATTGGCATTGGCCCACACATCACGAGCAGCATTATCAGCAAAAGGGGAGTCGTCAGGCACAAATACAACACGACCGCCTGCGCCACCCCCAATATCAGTAACGCTTACACCGTCATCATCAACCTGAAGCAGCGCGTAGCCATCATTGCCCACAACATCAATAAGACCACCAATCCAATTCTCAGGCTCGTTTTCTAAAAACCGAGAAGCAGAGAAGTAGCCAGACGTACGAATCTGGGCCAGCGTATCGTCAGCACTGCGGTAAAAATACCGATCAAACGTACCATTACGGCCGTTAATCGGCTTGTCTAATCTTGTTTGTTCAAAAGGCATATTAACCTCTACCTGCAAAGAGAACTGGGCGGCGTCTTACTCGGGTTAGCTGGCTTACACCAAGCGTGCCTTCTCGGATAGTTTCACCCTCAATCGTTCCGGTTGGAATAGTTCCGGTCGATGATACGGCAATCTGGTTATCGCTAATGAAGGAGTCTACAGTAAACGCGGTATCGTCAGGCAACAAGCCCGTTCCACCCACTTCAATTAAGTATCGAATATTAGGAGCTGTCAGAGTGGCAACCGTGTCAAATTCCACGCTCCACTCACGCAAAATAGTTGTCGGGGATACTTCAAAGAACCTCGTGTCACTGGCAAATGCGATACCAGCAGGAACAACGTCAGCACCCGTAAACGTATGAGACAGTCCAGTAGGCTCAAAGTCTACTGTGTACTGCCTTAACACCTTGGCGTTGTCTACGATCCAAAAGAACCCATCGTGCCAAGTAATGCCACGGTAATCCACGTTGGCAGGCAGCGTGGTAAATGGGTAAGTATCGATAGCAACATTCTCTAAGCCGCGCACAACACCGCGAACACCTGATCTTGTGGCTAGCGTAGCACTGGCTATGCCTGTATCAG